AAGAATTATAATGAATAGCAATATTAAGACCTAGTTTAGACAAATGTTTTGCAATCTCTTTTCCAATTCTGTTAGCAGAACCTGTAATAAGAACATTTTGTTTTTCTAATTTTATTTGGCGGTTTTTTTGGTTTAAATTTATTATTTGCTGAATCCCACGAATCTCCTATAGAGGGATAAATGTTTCTTTGATTTGCGTTGTATGAACATTGTTTCCATGTGCCACCTTTGTAAGAATTAACCCACGATTCAGCTCCTGAGGAGTAATCCCCACCATTAGCGTCTATGTCTTCTTGTGAAAATACTTCAACTTTTTCAACAATATTGCTACCATTGATTTTTGCAAAATGTGGCATTACCAAGAACTCCTTTTTGTATCTCTAAACTGAGCTTGTATGCTGTAAACACCACTATTTGCAGACGATCCAACAACACATTCAATTACGATTACAACACCAGATCCACCAGAATTTCCAGAGATTGGCACAGGATAAGGG